ATGTTTGATATCAATAAAATTAAAAAGTTGCTAAAGAAATGGGTGTTGAAGTTAATCCTTCAGATGCAAAGACAAAAAACGGTATTTAAAGACCATTGTAAGCGTACGCACCGGCAAATAGAATAAGCTTCCTAGCTATAGTATCTCAGTAAGGAAAATCGCTCATGAACTTGCCAGTAGAGGGAATATCCGTATTAATGTAAACGAGTTATACGATAATGGTTTATCGTGTTATCATAGTAAGGACATAAATTTACAATGCTTTTGAGCGACTTTTGTAGTACTAATTCTCATGACCGTATTGATGTTAGTGCGGTTGAGTGAATGTTAATTTTAAGGCTAGATCGCCGTAACCATTATCAACAACGTAAAGGTTACAGTGACGACTGAATCGGGAATAGATGAATGAAAGTCCTTGAAATGTTCGTCATCTAGCGCGCTATTGACTAGCAAAACAAAAAGAACCCCGCCGTTATGGGATTCTTAATTTTAAAAAGTGTGTTATTGAATGGTATGAACCCCCTCGAGAGGAACTTATATCCCTTGATATAACCGTGATTTCAAGGGGTAAAGTCCCTAACGGGTCCCTAAAAATTACATTGCATCTAAAATATTCTTCGTTTTTTGTTCTTCTTCGCCGAACTTTTCTTCTAGCAAATGAGAATATATTGATGTAGTGATAGATATGTTTTTATGCCCTAACCGTTTTGAAATGTAATAAATCGAAATGTCTTTCGCTAATAAATAAGAACAATGTGTATGACGTAAAGCGTGTGAGGTAATATATTTAATCCCTAAACTCTCACATGCTTTTTTTAAAGTTTTATTAATTGCGTTGATACTAATAAGCTTACCAGCATCCTTAAATATATAACCATCATAACTAATCGTAGAGTTTTTAATAACATTGATTATATGACGTAAGTCATTTTTCCCAACAGCAACATATCGAGGTGATGAGTCTGTTTTGTGTTCGTCTATATACAACTCACTTCTGAATTCATTTATATACTCTAATTTCATTGATCGCACACCGCTAACACGACAACCAGTACAAATCATGATGTACAATGCTAGAGCAGATTTGGATGACTTATCTTTTAAATACTCTTTTAATGCTTTATACTCTTCTAAAGATATATATTTTTTTTCTTCTGATTTTGTTGTTTTACCAGCTTTGAATGTTATTTTATAAGTTGGATTTTAGCTATTAACCCATCATATACCGCGTCTTCTAAAGATGATTTAATAGCCCCGTTGGTTTTCCTGATAGTTTCTTTAGCGCGATTTTCTGAAAAGTCATTAATGAATTTTTGATACATTTGTTTATTTATTTTAGATATTTCAACTTTACCGATTTTATGGCGTTGTATGTGTTTTAATGTGAAACGATAATGTCGAAATGTATTTTCTGAAACGATATTTTCCTTATACGTTTCAATCCAATTTTTAAAATAATCCTCAAAAGTCAAATTATTTTCGAAGTTGAAACCTTGTCTTAATTCGTTTAATTTATCTAAACCCGCTGAATTTGCTTCCCTTTTTGTCCTGAATCCTTTCTTGCGGTACCGTTTCCCCTCATGCTTAAACTCATATTGCCACTTTTTTCCGTCGTAACATCGCGTCTTCATTCTATCCCTCCTCAAAAAAAGTAAAAAAATAATAAGGGTACGGTGAGGTACCCTGAAAATTATTTGCTTGATTTGTTTTTAATATCTTCTGTCAACGAATATTCTACTGTTTTCAATTTAGACAAATCGATTTCCTTTTCTCCTAATTTTTTGCCACCAATCCCTTTAGTTGCTTTCAAAGTTACATTCTTATCGTTTTCTAATTCGTAACTCATAATACCCTTAGAAGTTTTCCCTTTTTTAATCATATCGTCTGCGTGTTTAGACCATTTTTCATATTCGCCGGTACTAGGCGTCATTCCCACTTCTAAATGTGCCACAGAATTTTTTGTATCTTGAAAAACGCTGAAGGCTGCAATAAATACATTATTTGGTGTTACACCTTCTTTTCCTGATTTACTTTTAACTTCATATTTAAAGACAATCATTTTTTTATTTATATCTTTATCGTGGACGATAATTGTGTCTTTAATTTTTAGTACAGCGTCATCTATAACCAAAGTATCATTTTTAAAAGTTGGTGTGTTTTCGTTAACTTTTTCTTCTTTTTTAGGTTCGCTTTTCTTACTTTCTTGTTTTGAATCGTTCTCCTTTTTGCTTTCATTACCACAAGCAGCAAGAACTAACGTACTTGCTAGTAACAGGAATAATACTTTTTTCATGTTTTACAACTCCTTAAAAATATTTATATTAAACGCATGAAGCGGTTTAATCACTTAATTGTTTATTAATTGTTAATGGGTCAAATCGGATAATGTAATCGCCGTAGTGAGTATATAAGCCATATTTATTTTGATAATGACTTAAACATTCTTGCACAAAACCTAAATTTACCTCGAAAAAATCGGCCATCTCGTGAATGTTAGAGATGCCGTTATTATAAGCGTCTATTAAGCCTTGCAGCGTGATTACTGACTCATAAGCTTTTCGTCGTGCAAATAATTCAAGCTTTTTATTCAACATGTTGGATTGGTCTAAGATGTTGCCGTATGTGTACTTATAGTGAGCAATTTCTTCGGCTAAGACTGCGTGTTTTTGATGGGTGCTTAATTTACTATCAATAAGAATGACATCATTGTCATAGAAGCCTTTAAATTTTCCAGGAAGATTGTATTTGTCTTCGATGTAGATATAATCATAGTTGATTAACAATTCTTCGTATTTCCCCAAACCTATCACCCTTTATTTTTATTTATCACGTGATTTTCTTACCATTTCTGCAAACTCTCTGATTTTAGCGAGTTCTTCTTCTGAAAAATCATCGCCATCTAAGTGAGCAGCAAGGTTGTCTTGTTTAAAATGTTCACTCTTATCTTCAGTAATTCTGGATTTTGGAACGTTAAAATAGTCTGCTAGTTGTTGGATTTTTGTGATTCTTGGATATTTTAACTCTTTCAACCAATTTGAAACTGTTGACTGGCTAACTCCGATGGCTTCTGAAAGTTCCACTTGTGTCACATTTTGTTCTTTCATAAGTTTGTCTAAATTCTCAGACAAAACTTTTCTAGCACTTTTATGTTCCATAATTTCTACTCCTTTAGTATTACTTAATGTAATACTAATTTACCATAAGTGATATTACTTGACAACATGTTTTATCACTTTTTTTAAAATAAATATCACTTTAAGTGTTGACATATCACTTAAAGTGATAGTATGATAAAAACACAGAAAAGAGGTGATGACCTATGGTACAGGTTGTTAAACAATTTCCTATTAAAGTTTGGCGTATAAATTCAAAAATGACTCAGCAAGATGTGGCTGATAAATTAGGCGTCAATATCAAATCTATCATTGAATGGGAAAAGGAAGAAAAAGAATTAAAAGGCTTGCATCTCTATGCTTTGGCTAAATTATTCGACACAGAAGTTGATTACATTAAGGCCAAAAAAATTTAGCCTTAATATCACTTTAAGTAATAATAAGGAGGACAAACAATGCAAGCATTACAAACATTCAGCTTCGAAGCATTACCAGTAAGAACAATAGCAGTAGAAAATGAACCGTATTTCGTAGGTGCAGATGTGATTAAAATTTTAGGCTACAAAAATGGAAGTAGAGATTTAAGAAGACATGTAGATGAAGAAGATAGAATTATTCAAGCTGTACCACAGTACCAAAACGGTACTTTGGTTTCTAAAACAACATTAATCAACGAATCCGGATTATACAGCTTAATCTTCTCATCAAAACTGGATTCAGCTAAAAGGTTTAAACGGTGGGTGACATCAGAAGTCCTACCTGCCATTCGCAAACACGGTATTTACGCAACAGACAGTGTGATTGAACAAACAATACAAAACCCTGATTACATCATCCATGTTTTGACTGAGTTTAAAAAAGAGCGTGAGGGACGATTAGTCGCAGAACAACAAGTACAAGAGCTGAAACCTAAAGCAACATACTACGACTTAGTGCTACAAAATAAGTCTTTATTGTCAGTAAGCAAGATTGCCAAAGATTACGGAATGAGCGCTAGAGCATTAAATAAGTTACTTCATGAATTAGGTGTGCAGTATAAACAAGGCGATATTTGGTTGTTATATGCAAAGCACCAAGATAAAGGTTACACACAAACAAGCACATATGCTTTGGATGAAGAGCATTCAAAAGTTACAACGAAATGGACACAGAAAGGACGTTTGTTTATTTATGAGTTACTAAAAAACAAAGGTGTCCTACCAAGTATTGAAAAAAGTAATGTCGTAACTAACAGATAAGACGTTAAAAATGTCAATTTCAGCCATAAAAACGTGTCTAACTCGAGTTTACGACGTTTTTTAAGACGATTCGACATTTAGTGTTAGACCGCACAAGGATTATATTGATTGCGAAAGGAGGGTAAACATGTTTTCTTTAATCGCAAGTATTTTGGCAATTACTCTATCAATTATTTCAATAGCAGTTAATTCAAATAATAAGTAATAAAGGAGGTGGCTAACATGGTGCAAACAATTCAAGTCACTGTACCGATTCCAGAAGGCTTTATACTCATCGAAAAAGACAAGGTCAGAGAGTTAGAAGATTTAGCTAATGATCCTGTTTGGGATTTAAAAGATTTAAAACAGAAATTAAAGATGTCTTCTGATGACACTATAAAAACCAAATTTTTATATAATCCTAAATTTGAAAAGCAATTAAAAAAGTTAGGAATCGCACATTATCCTGATGAAAGTTTCAATCGTTGGCGTTTTAATGCTAGAAAGATGAGTCGATTTATAGATGAAAACTTTTCGGAAATCATCAAATCAAAAGGAGGTGATTAACATGAAAAATTTAATTGCATGGTTTGTGACAGCAGCTGCTGCATTCACATCAACGTTGTTTTTAGCACTTAGTGGTGTGTATTTTACGACATTGTTTGTGTTAGTGATCTTGATAGAGATTGCAACATATAACTTAACTAAGTATTTTTTGAAAAATATCGAAAGTGAGGAAATTTAAAATGGATTTTAAAAACATGACTGAAGAACAAATTATTGAAGTGGTAACGTCAAAATCTAAAGAGTTATACGATTTAATCGTAAAAGTAGATGAAGAAACGGATTTTAATATATCTCTTATTACTGGAATAGCGTTAGATAAGGGAGATGTACAGAACATTTTTAATCAGATTGTTGTAGGTAAACCTTTATCAATAAGTAGCATGTTGGTTAATGCGGATAACTTTAAAAAAATTGTAGAGTCTACGATTGCAATAAAAAGTTTACGTGATTATAAAGAGAATAACGAAAAAGACTGATAACTAGCTGCAACTAGAAATCAGTCGAAATAATAAAAAAATCTACATTAAGTGTATCAAAAAATTAAGGAGTGAGGCAACATGGCAATTTTAGAAGCGATTTTAGAAGAGTTGAAACTCTTAAATCAAAATTTAAGTGGGGTAAACATGGAATCGTCAACTACTCAAGAACCTAATATTAAAAAGACCGTTGATGAGGTTCCTGCAGTAGAAAAAGAAACGGATAAACCGACTCAAAAATTTACACATGATTATGTAATGTCATTAGGTAAAAAGTTTGTGATGACTGTTGCGGATGAAGAGAAAGACGCTTTAAAAACTAAACTTACAGAGCTTGGAGCTGACAAATTATCACTACTTGCGCCAGAGCATTATCCTGAAATTGTCGAATACTTGAAAGCGAAGATTGGCGCATGAAGCTAGATCATACGAATCGAGCACATGCCAAATTAAGCGCGAGCGGTGCTAAGCAATGGCTTAACTGTCCACCTAGTATTAAAGCGAGTGAAGGTATTGGAGATAGAACTTCCATATTTGCTGAGGAAGGTACTTTCGCACATGAATTAAGCGAATTGTATTTTAGCCATAAATACGGTGGGTTGACAGAATTTGAGTTTAATAAGGCATTTTCAAATTATCAGCATAACGAATATTACAGCGAAGAATTACGTGAATACGTCGAGCAATATGTCGACATGGTTGAAGAACGTGTCAATGAAGCAAAAGCTCGAGATAAAGATGTAATCACAATGTTTGAAACAAGACTTGATTTAGGGAAGTACGTCCCTGAATCATTTGGGACTGGTGATGTAATTGTGTATGCGGGTGGTGTGCTTGAAATCATAGACCTTAAATTTGGTAAGGGTGTTGAGGTGTCAGCAGTCAACAATCCTCAATTAAGACTATACGGGCTAGGTGCTTATGAACTACTCAGCGTTTTGGAGGAAGTACACACCGTTAAAATGACGATCATCCAACCTCGGATTGATAATTTTTCGACTGAAAAAATGGATGCAAAGATGTTGGTTGCTTGGGGTACGGACTATGTTAAACCTAGAGCAGAACTTGCTTTTAAAGGTGAAGGTGAGTTCAAAGCGGGTGAGCATTGTATGTTTTGTAAAATTAAACATTCTTGTCGTGCACGTTCTGAGTTTATGCAAGATGTGCCTAACACTCCTGCACATTTGTTAAATGATGATGAAATCGCTGAACTACTTTATAAAGTGCCTGCAATTAAAAAGTGGGCTGAAGAGGTCGAAAGTTACGCGCTCGGGCAAATGCTTGAGCATGGGAAGTCATATGCGGGGTGGAAACTTGTCGAGGGACGTTCAAGACGTGTTATCACTGACACACAAGCCGTGCAAGACAGGTTAGTTAAAGAAGGCTATAAAGTTGAAAACATAACAGAAACTAAACTATTGAGCATTACAAATCTTGAAAAATTAGTTGGTAAAAAAGCTTTTAATGAACTGGCAGGCAATTACATAGATAAGCCACCAGGCAAAGTAACGTTAGCAAAAGAAACGGATAAGCGAAAAGCGATTATACAGTCTGTTGAAGACGAATTCGACAAAATTTAATTAAAGGATGGTAAAAAACTATGAAAGCAAAATTAATCGGAACAAAAGTTATTACTGGGAAAGTACGTGCGTCTTACGCTCACATTTTTGAACCTCATCGTATGCAAGAAGGGCAAGATGCTAAATACTCGGTATCTTTAATTATTCCTAAAACTGATACAAGCACAATCCAAGCGATTAAAAAGGCTATTGAAGAAGCTAAAGAAGCGGGCAAAGCGAAATTTGGGGGTAAAATACCCGCTAATTTAAAAACACCTTTGCGTGATGGTGATGTTGAACGTGAGGATGACCCTAATTACCAAGGTGCATACTTTATCAATGCTTCTAGTAAAAATGCACCTGGAATAGTCGACCAAAACAAGATTCGATTAACCGAATCAAGTACGGTTGTCAGTGGTGATTACATTAGAGCGTCAATCAATATGTACGCATTTAATACAAGCGGAAATAAGGGGATTGCTGCAGGTCTTAACAATATTCAATTGATTGAAAAAGGTGAACCGCTTGGCGGGGCGAGTAGTGCTGAAGATGACTTCGATGAAATTGATACAGATGATGACGATTTATTGTAGTACGTGGGGCTATTAAGCCCCTTACTTTTTACTTTAATTGAGGTGATACACACTTGAAGTATATGAATATTGATATAGAGACATACAGTAGTAATGACATCTTAAAATGTGGTGTTTATAAGTATGTTGAAGCTAAAGACTTTGAAATATTAATCATAGCTTATTCGATAGATGGTGGTTCAGTCAGTGCTATTGATATGACGATGCTAGATGATACTGAGTTTCATGCTGCATACGAAACTTTCAAAATCGCATTGTTTGACCCAAATGTCAAAAAATACGCATTTAACGCAAACTTTGAACGTACATGTTTAGCTAAACATTTTGATGTTGACATGCCTCCTGAGGAATGGTCTTGCACGATGGTCAATGCTACTCGTCTAGGTTTACCCTCTTCGCTTGAAAAAGTAGGGGATGCGCTGAATTTGCAAAATCAAAAAGATAGGGCAGGTAAAAACCTCATCAGATACTTTTCAGTGCCATGTAAGCCTACGAAAGTAAATGGCGGACGTACTCGCAATTTGCCTATGCATGCGCCAGACAAATGGCAGCAGTTCATTGATTACTGCATAAGAGATGTTGAGGTAGAAATGTCTATTGCCACGAAGATTAAAGACTTTCCTGTTACTAAAGAAGAGCAAAAATATTGGAATCTAGATCAGCGTATTAATGATAGAGGCATCAAGTTGTCAAAAGAGTTGATGGTCGGTGCTAATGAATTAGACAAGATGAGTAAAGAAGATTTGTTAAAACAAGCGATTCAAATTACAGGATTAGAAAACCCTAACAGCACAAGCCAATTGCTTAAATGGTTGAATGAAGAACAGGGACTCGACATACCAAACTTGCAAAAGAAAACAGTACAAGATTATTTGAAAAATGCTACTGGGAAAGCTAAACAGATGCTAGAGATTCGACTTCAAATGTCGAAAACAAGTGTTAAAAAGTATAACAAGATGCACGACATGATGTGTGCAGATGAACGTGTGCGTGGTTTGTTTCAGTTTTATGGTGCTAGTACAGGACGTTGGGCTGGACGTGGTGTACAACTTCAGAATCTAACTAAGCATTACATGAGTGATGTGGAGTTAGACATTGCGCGTGATTTTATCAAGGCACAACGTTTTGACGATCTAAGTTTGCTATTAGCGACTCACCCTCAAGATTTGTTGAGTCAGTTAGTTCGAACGACTTTTGTGGCTAAAGAGGGTTATATCTTAGCCGTAAGCGACTTTTCAGCCATTGAGGCACGTGTCATTGCATGGTATGCGAAAGAACAGTGGAGACTGGACGTGTTTAATACACATGGCAAAATTTATGAGGCGTCAGCTGCACAAATGTTTGGTGTACCTATCGAATCAATTACAAAAGGTGACCCACTTAGACAGAAAGGAAAGGTGTCTGAGTTGGCGTTAGGTTATCAAGGCGGGCCAGGTGCGTTAAAAGCAATGGGGGCGTTAGACATGGGCATTAAAGAATCTGAGTTACAAGGTTTGGTAGATAGTTGGAGAAAAGCAAATCCGAACATTGTCAATTTTTGGAAGGCTTGTCAAGACGCTGCAATCAATACAGTGCGTTCTAGAAAAACGCATTATACGCATGGGCTTCGCTTCTATATAAAAAAAGGTCTCTTAATGATAGAAATACCAAGCGGCCGCTCGCTTGCATACCCTAAAGCTAGGATAAGTGAGAACGATTGGGGCGCTCCAGTTGTTGAGTATATGGGATTAGACATAAATAGAAAATGGGCCAAATTAAAAACGTATGGCGGTAAACTGGTTGAAAACATTGTGCAAGCTACTGCTAGAGATTTGTTGGCCGTCTCGATGTTAAGGCTTGATAATGCCGGATTTAATATTGTTGGACATGTGCATGATGAGGTAATCGTGGAGATGCCTAAAAACAGCAACGGATTAGCAAAAATAGAAAAAATTATGAGTAAGCCGGTTAAATGGGCAGAGGGTTTAAATCTAAACAGTGACGGCTTTACATCGCCATTTTATATGAAAGATTAATTGTAGGTGACATCATTGATTAAGAATAAAACATTAACATGGAAAATCGTGACTGAACGCATTAGCGACGGGTGGGATGCGGACCTTGCACATAAATTGAGCGTTAACTTTAAAGGGCCAGGCGATGATATAAAATACCATTTTAAAAGAGGCACAGAGATTATAAAAGTCCCTTATACAAAACTTAAAGGCTTAGAAGAAAAAGGCTTAACTGTATTTATTATCGCTCAAAAGTTAAGAAGAGGTGCAACAATTGAAGAGGCATTATGTGTTGATGATGCGACGCTCCCGAAACCTAAAAATTACGATGGTAAGCTAATTCGTGAGTTACAAGAGGCTAGTTCAAAAGCGGCCTACATTAGATACAAAAAAGAAAAGCAACTACATCGAAAACCATGGTTAAAGACAGTGCAGCAACAGCATAAGCGAGGAAATTATTGTAAGTATTTATTTAATAGGTCGAGCTTTGTGAAAGTGAAAAAGGATTTATATGGACGTGATCAAATCGTTTAGGAGTGATAAACATGGATGTAAATAATGGTGAAGCAACGACAGATTTTGTGAATCATCCACAACATTACACTTATGGAGATGTTGAAGTAATTGATTATATTGAACAAGTTATTCAAGATTATCCACCCGCGATTGCATTCTCAATCGGAAATGCAATCAAGTATATCAGTAGAGCAAATCGTAAGGCCGGTAAAGAAGACTTGGAAAAGGCGAGATGGTATTTGAAACGAGCTTATGACAAATGGGAAGAAGCGGCGAATGAATATAAGCGTTGATAAAACTTACTTGAATTCAGATGGAACATGTAAAACGAAAGAAAACTGCACGATTTTGTTAGAGAGATGTGACTTCAATATAGAAGAAATATTGTTGCTATTTGATAATGCTGATGTTGTTGAAAGGTTTGTATACGGCTATAGCATTCTTATTAAAGATTGTAAATATTGCATAAGGGATTTGTATAACAGAACTACTCGAAAAAATGAAGACCCTAAAGACTTTATTTTAAGAATACAGGAGGTACCTCGTGAATTTTGTTATGGAGACTAAAAAAGAAGTAATTGCAGAAATTATCGAACAGCTTGTCGAAGATACAGGCGAAACAGACGCTTATGAACTTATTAAATTTTGCCGTGATTATGGCGATGAAGATGTTTCAGTAATTAAAGACGGAGACGAATACATTATTGGGACTTAGTGGAGGAAAAGTAAATGATTTATGTGATTTTATATTCAAAAGAGTTATTTACTGGTGTATTTAATACGCATGCAGATGATGTGTATTACACAGATAAAAATAAGGTATTTAAGCGATTGGAAGATGAGGGCTATAGATTTGAGCATGACGACACTTTTTTACGTGATAATCATACAATCGCTGAGATTATTGGCTTAGAGGAGGCATTTTGAAATGCGAAGATTTAAAGAATTCAAAGACTATGATAATTGCGATTTATCAGCGGAGGAACAACTTGAGGAATTCGTTAAAATCCATCCAGATGCAAAAGTTGTAGGTTACACAAACGGTTTGTTTTGGAATGTAAATAATAAAGAACGTGCTTATATTTTAGTGGAGTATGAGGAGGATGAGCAAAATGACAGAGCAAGATGACACTATGCATAATTTCAAAAAATCAGAAGAGGAGCAACAAAATGAATCAATTAATTAAACAAGTTGAACAATGGAGTATTGATAAAAATTTACACAATGGTAATCCGGATAGACAAGCGTTGAAGTTTTATGAGGAAGCAGGAGAGGTAGCTGCTGCTCTCACTCGCGAAAATATAGAAGCGCTGAAAGATGGAATAGGTGATGCAGTCGTTACTTTGATTATCTTAGCGCAACAACATGATTTGACGTTGCATGAATGTTTGCAAACTGCTTATGACGAAATTAAGGATAGAAAAGGTAAGACGATTAATGGATCATTCATCAAAGAATCAGACTTGTAATAATAAAGATGTTTACGAACGTGTAAAAGAGGAAGTATCGCGTAAGAGAGAGTCGGGGAGAATTAAGCCTTCTCTCCGCGTTCAATTGCTTCTAAGTTTTTAATATTCCTAATATAGATTAAAGTTCTTTTTTTGTGACGCCCTTAATTGGATAAATAATAATAAATTCACTATTTTCTGAAGCTATATCGATATTAGGGTATTCCTCTCCATTAATTGTGCGTAATAAAGTTCCCTTACCATTTTTAAAATTTTTATTAACGATATTTCTTATGAGAGTGTTCATACTTTTCTCAACTCCAATCTAAAATTAATTTAAGTATATCAAAATATAAAAGAAAGGAGACTAACATGTTAGATAAAGTCACACAAGTGAAGAATATTAAATACGATCGTGACATCTCGTATGCATATGCCAGTAGTCGTTTAGCCACTCATTGGACTAATCATAATATGTCCTGGTCTGAATTTATGCAGAAATTATCAACAACAGTTAGAACTAAAGAAAGCTTGTTAGAGTATAACAAGATGTCAAAAACAGAACAGTCGGATATAAAAGACGTGGGCGGTTTTGTTGGTGGTTATCTTAAAGAAGGTAAACGGCGTGCAGGGCAGGTGATGAACCGGTCAATGCTAACGCTTGATATTGATTATGCTGCACATGATATGGCTGACACCTTATCCATGTTTTACGATTTTGCTTACTGTGTGTATTCGACACATAAGCACCGTGATGTAAGTCCTCGACTGCGTTTAGTGGTACCTTTGAAACGAAATGTAAATGCTGATGAATATGAAGCGGTGGGACGTAAAGTTGCGGACATGGTAGGTATGGACTTTTTCGATGATACAACGTACCAACCTCACAGATTGATGTACTGGCCGTCAACAAGCAGTGATGCAGAATTCTTTTTTACTTATGAAGATTTACCGCTACTCGACCCAGACAAACTGCTAAACAGCTACAATGATTGGACGGATACATTAGAGTGGCCAACATCCTCACGTGAAGAAAATAAGACAAAACGTCTTGCGGATAAACAAGGTGACCCGGAAGAAAAACCTGGTTTGGTTGGTGCGTTCTGTCGTGCTTATTCTATAGATGAAGCAATTGAAACGTTCATTCCGGATTTATACGACGCACACAGTACAAATCGTTATACGTATCATGAGGGGTCCACTGCAGGCGGTTTAGTTATTTATGAAAATGGTAAATTTGCTTATTCACACCATAACACTGACCTGTTAGCGGGTTATTAGTGAACAGTTTTGACCTTATTCGAATTCATTTATATGGTGCTCAGGATGAAGATGCTAAAGAGGGAACGCCCGTCAATCGGCTTCCAAGCTATAAAGCGATGCAGACAAAAGCTCAAAATGATGAAAAAGTTAAGCAACAGTTAATTAACGATAAAATGACGGCTGCAATGGAAGATTTTGACGAGGTTGACGTTGATTTGTCATCGTGGCGTGGAAATCTTGAAGTGAATGCAAATGGTGATTTTAAAGCAACGATTCCAAATATCGAAAACATATTATGTAATGATCCTAATTTGAAAGGAAAAATTGTATTCAATGAATTTACAAAACAGATTGAATGTACAGGACGGGTGCCATGGAACAAAAATACTAAAATACGTCAATGGCAAGATGCAGACGATAGCGCTTTAAGAGGCTATCTTGAAAAAATTTATGAGATTCATCATGCAGGCAAAACAAAAGATGCCATCATCAGCGTGGCATTACAAAATGCCTATCACCCTGTTAGAGACTATCTGAATACGCTTGTTTGGGATGGCGTGTCGCGTTTAGAACGCCTATTTATTAAGTACTTAGGTGTTGATGATACTGAAGTAAATCGTGTAGTAACTAGAAAAACTTTGATTGCTGCAGTAGCGAGAGTGATGAATCCCGGATGTAAATTTGACTATATGCTCACACTTTACGGACCTCAAGGCGTCGGTAAATCGGCAATTCTTAAAAAACTAGGTGGCGCTTGGTTTTCGGACAGTTTAGTGTCTGTGACAGGTAAAGAAGCATACGAAGCACTACAGGGTGTTTGGATTATGGAAATGGCAGAACTTGCAGCAACACGTAAAGCGGAAGTCGAGGCCATTAAGCACTTTATTTCTAAACAAATTGACCGCTTCCGTGTTGCATACGGCCACTATATTGAAGATTTTCCACGTCAATGTATATTCATAGGCACGACAAATAAAATCGATTTTTTAAAGGACGAAACAGGTGGGCGACGGTTTTGGCCGTTGACAGTAAACCCCGATAAAGTCGAGGAAAACTGGTCACAATTAACAAAAGAAGATATTAATCAAATATGGGCTGAAGCTCAATACTTTTATGAACAAGGCGAAAAACTATATTTAAGTTCTGAGCTAGAAAAAGAAATGCGTTCTATTCAAAGTAAGCACACTGAGGATTCTCCATACGTAGGTATTGTAGAGGAATTTTTAAATACGCCTATTCCTAGCAACTGGAATGAGTTAAGCATTTTTGACAGACGACGTTTTTATCAAGGGGACGTGGACATGCTGCCAACTGGTAAAGTTGATTACGTTGAAAGGTATAAGGTGTGCGCACTCGAAATATTTGTTGAGTGCTTTGGTAGGGACAAAGGAGATAGTAGAGGGTCAATAGAGCTTAGAAAGATTAACAGTGCTATCAGAAATATAGGCAGTTGGGAACCATACGAGGGTAGTAATACTGGTAAATTAAGATTCGGTAAAGATTATGGTGTTCAAGTTGCTTATATTAAAAGAGATATTAAAAATGAATTTCTATAATTTATTATGAATTAAAATACAAAAATGAGTGTTGTATCGAAATGTTGCATTAAAATCGGTAATGCAACAGAGGTGATGGTATTTTACACCGGTACTGTTGCCAGTGTCGCATTAAATTTTTTTGATGCAACACATTGATACAACATTTGTAACCATTGATAATAAAGGGTTTTAGGTTGTTTGTTGCATTTGTTGCATCATATTTACTTAATAGGATTAATAATAAAAATAGGTAATAGTAAGTAATAATACCCCCCTCTAACACTATATATATAATAAGCAGTTTTTTGACGCAACAAATGTAACGCCTTATAAATTTTATATGCATTATGCAGGTGAACGTATGAAAGAAACAAAATTAGAACAGTATCTCGTTAAAAAGATTAAGAAGAAAAATGGTTTATGTTTAAAGTGGGTGTCGCCAGGCACGAAAGGCGTACCGGACCGAATTGTTATTATGCCAGACGGAAAAACTTATTTTGTTGAAATGAAACAAAATAAAGGCCGTATTGATCCGTTACAAAAGTATATGTATAAACAATTTACTCAAAGAGGCCATAAGGTTTATGTTTTATGGACAAAAGAACATGTGAACGAATTTGTAAATAAAGTAGGTGATAGAAGTGGCGATAAAATTTAAACCTCATGCTTATCAAAAGCATGCGATTGATAAAGTGATAGAAAATGAAAGATTCGGTTTATTTTTGGATATGGGGTTAGGTAAAACAGTATCGACTTTAACAGCGTTTAAAGATTTACAATTATTGGACACGGACAAGATGCTTGTCATTGCACCAAAACGCGTGGCGAAAGAGACATGGGCGGATGAAATCAAAAAGTGGGTGCATCTCAATCATTTAAAAGTGGCATTAGTGTTGGGGACACCTAAACAAAGAATAGCAGCACTCAATAAAGAAGCTGATGTGTATGTAACCAACAAAGAAAATACGAAATGGTTATGTGACTATTACGCTAAAGAATGGCCGTTTGACATGATAGTAATCGATGAGCTATCAACATTTAAAAATCCATCTAGTCAGAGATTTAAAGCTATTAGAAAAAAGCTCCCTTTAGTTAAAAGGTTTATAGGATTAACCGGAACGCCTAGCCCCAATAGTTTATTAGATTTGTGGGCACAAGTTTATTTGATTGATAGTGGTGAAAGGTTAGAAAAATCTTTTAGTAAGTATCGTGAACGTTTTTTTAGACCAACTCACAAACTAAGCCCGTATGTTTTTAATTGGGAATTAAAAGATGGTTCAGAGGGGCTTATATACAAACAGATTGAAGATATTTGTTTAAGCATGAAAGCGAGAGACTATTTAAAAATGCCTGAAAGAGTAGATACAAAACAGGTCGTGACTTTGACAAGCAAAGAACGTAAGCTATATGACGGTTTAGAAAAGCATTATATTTTAGAATTTGAAGAAGATGGGACAATCGTCGCACAAAGTGGTGCAGCACTGAGTCAAAAACTACTACAGTTATCGAATGGAGCGGTTTATACTGATGATAACAACGTTATATGCATACACGACCAGAAACTTGATAAGTTGGAAGAAATATTAGAAGAAGCGCAAGGGCAACCGATTTTATTGTTTTATAACTTTAAACATGATAAAGACAGAATAATTGAGCGTTTCGAAGATGTTATAACTTTAGATGATCCTGAATATAAGTCTAAATGGGAGACAGGCAAAGCAAAATTATTGATTGCGCATCCTGCAAGCGCAGGCCACGGGTTAAACTTACAAGACGGCGGCCATATCATTGTCTGGTTTGGGCTAACGTGGTCTTTAGAATTATACCAACAAGCAAACGCTAGACTTTATAGACAAGGACAACAACATACAACGATTATTCATCATATTATGACCGATAATACAATAGACCAACGTGTGTACAGTGCGCTTCAAAATAAAAAACTTACTCAAAATGAATTAATGGAAGCTGTTAAAGCTAGGATACTGGAATTAAAAGATGAATAAGTATTTTGAAAGGAGCAACTTATGTTAAGAAAATCAACAATCAATTATTTAGAAAGCGAATTAAGGGGCTACCCATACTTAGAAAAAGATATTGCAAGAGTTCGCGAAGAGATACTTCATCCATGGTCGCCGAAAGATGAAAATGTAGGTGGCGGACGAGCTGACACAGTAATGTGTGTCACGGAAGTTCGCGCGACAAGTGTCATAAATGATAGACGCTTAGCGCAGCTCACACGTGTTAAGTTAGCGATTGAGATTGTTTATAATCATACGACGGATGAAGGGCGTAAGCTAATGGATTTGTACTATTTTACAAAGCCCCGTACGCTTAATTTAACTGGAGTCGCTAACGCGTTACACATTAGTAAGACGGTTGCTTACGATTTACGTAAAGGTATATTATCAATGTTGGCTGACGAATTAGGGATAATTCACTGAGCGGAAAATTTCCGGAAAAATAACATGGGTTTTCGTTGTATTATGATAGTGTACAGAAATGTACAGAGTGCTGGTTGAAATGCATAAGACATCCTTTCAATAATTTCTTTTCGACTCATGTTTAATCCTCCTATATGTTTAAATTGAGACGGTTAAGGCGCCCTTGAGGCGTCTTTTTTATTAAATTTTTAAAGCAATTAGCGTGAGAGTTGGTGATATATGAAATGAAATTAACAATTAAGCAAGAAAGATTAGTAGATGAATATGTTAAAACAGGCAATGCTTATCAATCGGCTATCAATGCAGGATATAGTAAAAGTTATGCAAGAGTGGATGTTCATAAAGTCCTCGCAAAACCTAGAATAAAGCAAGCGATAGAGAATCGTCTAGCCCAACTCAAAAAAAAGAGTATCGCTGACCAGGACGAAATTTTACAATACCTCACGTCAGTCATGAGAGGTGAAAGCACTGAGCAAATTTTGCGTAATGTAGGTGAAGGTTATCAAGACATTGACAATATTGATGTTGGCGCAAAAGACAGGATTAAAGCGGCTGAGTTGTTAGGTAAGCGTTATATGATGTGGAATGGTAAACAAGTTGAATCACAAGAGTCTAAGCTTGAAACGTTGATTCAACAAAATAGGCAAGTGATCAGTGATGAATAAACTGAGTCATCAATTTACTGATAAGCAATATGCCATTTACCGTGACGTCATGAAAAAGGACTGGTTTCTATGTATATTGTATGGCGCTAAACGTACAGGTAAAACCATTTTCAACAATTACATGTTTTTGGAGGAAGTTTTGAATGTACGTGAGCGAGCAACAAAGCTAGGTATTAGGAATCCACAATACATTCTTGCGGGCTATACATTAGGGACGATTCAAAAAAATGTACTTGAAGAGCTAACGAATATGTACGGACTTGAATTTGCGTTTGATAAGTATAACCGATTTAAGCTATTTGGCGTGACGATTGTGCAGACGCCACACGGGAATGTGAAAGGACTTGCTGCGATACGTGGGATGACTTCATTTGGGGCATACGTCAATGAAGCATCTTTGGCCCATCCTGCTGTTTTTGATGAGATTAAATCACGTTGTTCTGGTGAGGGCGCTCGAATATTATCGGACACAAACCCCGACCATCCGGAGCACTGGTTATTAAAAGACTATATTCAAAATGATGATGAGTCGATTATTAGTTACCATTTTGAATTAGACGATAATACATTTTTATCTGAACGATACCGTAAAAATATTAAAGCAACGACGCCGTCAGGAATGCTGTACGATAGAAACATTTTAGGTTTGTGGGTATCGGGTGATGGACTTGTGTATAAAGATTTTGATAAAGACCTGCATTCAATTAGTCGTGAATCATTAGAGAAAATTCCCATTAAACAATATTTTTGCGGTGTTGACTGGGGATTTGAGCACCACGGTGTCATTGTGGTCATCGGTGTTGGTTATGATGGTAAATACTACTTAGTTGAAGAACATGCAAAGCAACACATGTTTATTGAAGAATGGCTTAGTGTGGCGATGGATATTAAATCACGTTATAGTGATATTCCTTTTTATTGCGATTCGGCACGTCCTGAACACGTTGCAAAGTTTCAAGACGAAGGTATCAATGCGATATATGCGGATAAGCGTATCATGCGAGGTGTGGAGTTAGTGGCGCACTACTTTAAAAATGATAAGCTTAGAATTTTGTATGACGCATGTCCACGTTTTGCATCTGAAATATACAACTATGCTTGGGATAGTAAAAAAGATTTACCGACTAAAGAATACGATGATGTGATGGATGCGATGCGTTATGCGTTGCTCACGTTTGTAGAAACATTCGAACAAAGAAGTGTTGAAGATGAAATTGATTTAATTCAACAATTAGGAATTTAGGTGATATTGATGAGGTTTAAACCTGACAGTAATTTAATATTTACGTGTAAAGACGTTGATGATTTGTTAGCCAAAAATGGTGAAAAATTGTTAACGTTTTTTAATTTGCATCGAGATCAGCAACGTCCTCGGTTACAAGAGCTGCTCGATTATTATTTGACGAATAACAGAGGGATTAACAAGCGTGAGGGACGTGATGAGCCTTATGCAGATTATCGTATTGCACATGCGTTTGTTAAAAATGGCACTGATTTTATTCGGGGCTACATTGGCGGGAATGAAATCACTTTCCGCGATGAAAAGTATAACGAAGAAATTCAAAATATTAATGATTTGAATGATGCGCATGTGACGAATGTGGAGATTTTAGAAGACTGTATTATCTATGGCCGTGCGTATGAGATTGTGTATCGTAATACGGACAATCAAGACATCTTTAAGCGTTTAGATCCAAAGAATGTATTTGTGATTTACAGTAATGATATTGAAGTCGAACCAGTTGCAGCAGTACGTTATCGTTCTGAAAAAATAAACGGTAAAGATGTGACGCTGATTGATTTGTATACAGCAAGTTATCGTGCGTATTTTTATGTAGATGATAACCGTTTAAGAGAACGTGCAGACATGCCACAGGAAGTGAATATGCATCAGATGTTACAAATTCACGAGTACAATGCGAACAGGTTCCGTCAAGGTGTGTTTGAAAATGTACTCGATTTAATCGATGCATATGATTACGCAGAGTCTGATACAGCGAACTATATGACGGACTTGAATGATGCGATGCTTAAAATTGAAGGACATCTTGATTTGAAGCTTGAAGAAGTGAAAAAGATGCGTAAGTCACGTATCATCCTCGCTAAGACAAAAGCGGATGCATCAGGCCGTATGGGTAATGCGAATGTGGACTTTATTTACAAGCAATATGATGTTGCAGGTGTTGAAGCGTATAAGAAACGTATTCAAAAAGACATCCATAAGTTTACGAATACGCCTGATTTATCAGATGAGAACTTTGGCGGTGTGCAGTCGGGTGAGGCGATGAAATACAAGTTGTTTGGGCTCGAACAGTTACGCTCAACAATTGAAAGGCAGTTGACGAAAGGTTTTAAACGTCGATTTGCGATTATTCAGAGTGTGAGAAATCAACTGAACGACCCGATTGATTTGTCACATATGCGCATTGAATATAAGCCGAATATCCCACAATCGCTATCAGAGTATGCGGACATCTTTATTAAACTTGGTGGCCGTGTCAGTCAAGAGACGTTGTTATCGTGGTTACCGAATATTGAGAACCCGAAAGAAGAACTTGAAAAAGTGAAAGCGGAGGAACAAGATAATCACGACTACCACGACGTCATGCCATTGCAACAAGAGAAAGCGGATATGAACGATGTCGAACTTGAGTGATTACTGGTTAGAGCGGGCACAACAAGCGATACAATCTGAGACTTTGGAAGATGCTGCAAAGATTGCTGAAATTGAGCGTATTGTTGCGATGATGATTGCGGATATCTACAAAAACTTATTAGCGTATTATGGCAAGCTTGCGACAGCTGAAGGGATTGACTGGCGAGAAGCGAAAAAGATTGCGAATGCGTTTGATGTTGAAGCGTTTCAAATGCAAGCGAAGGCCTATGTTGAAAATAAAGACTTTAGCGAAAAAGCAAATAAAGCGTTGAAACGTTATAACACAACGATGTATGTGAACCGTGAGCAGTTGTTAAAGCATGAGCTCGGTTTGATTGTGACGAAAGCCTATGCGGAACAAGAGAAAGTGGTGAATCATCACTTACAAGATAGCGTGACACGTACACTGAAACATCAAGCAGGTATTTTAGGTGCGGATGTGCATGTGAAGCCGACAGATGTTGAAGCGATTGTGTACTCTAACTTTGGCAAGCTGAATTGGTCTGAGCGACTTTGGAACAATCAAGATGAACTGAGAAAAGATGTTGAGCGGATGGCCAGTCATGTGATGTTACGTGGGCGTCATCCGTATGAGTTTGTGCCAGAGATACGCAAGAAACAGAAGCAGACAGTCGCTAATACGAAAAGGTTATTGATTACCGAAGCTGCACGCGTTCAAACAGAAGCGCAGAAATTGCATTATTTAGAGACAATGGGTGACGATGCCGAATATGAGTTCGTGGCGAAACGTGATGAAAAGACATCTAAAATCTGTCGTCATTATGATAAGAAAGTGTTTAAAGTCAAAGACATGGTGCCAGGTGTTAATGCCCCGCCGATGCATCCCCATTGTCGAAGTACGACAGTGCCACATGTAGGTAACTGGCGTGACAAGTTCTTCAAAGATAGACAAGGGAAATATCGATTAAGGGATAACGACGGTCAGGCGATTGATACGAATAACACAAATTATAATGAGCAAGAACCTGTAGGACTCAATAAAAGAAAGAAGAATGATGACTATAGAGTTGATATGAAATACATTCATTCAAGTGAATATAGAAGAAAATTTGATAAGATATCAGATAATAAAGAATTAAATCGTAATATATACCAAGCAGCTAAAGAGATGCTTCAACATAGAGATGGTGATTTTAGAGAAGATTTATACGGTTTTGATATAAAAACAGGAAAACAATTATTTAAGAGTACTGACAATAATAACGAAAAATCAATGGTAAATTATACTAAAAGAATAGATAAAATAGTAAAAAGTAAACCGTATCAAATTGTATCTGTACATAATCATCCTAGAAGTACTTTACCAAGTTTGGGAGATTTAACGGCTCATCATTTAAGGAAATATGCAAAAGGGATAATAGTGGGACATAATGGTAGGTTAATCGTTTACAGTGTCAATAAAGATATTGATTTTTATTTGTTGAGACACTCATTAGATATATTAGGTGTAAATTTTAAAAGTAAATACAGTAGCTCGGAAGATAGACAAAATAAAATGCTAAGCGAACTTAAACAAATTGGATTGATTGATTATAAAGTGCTATAATAAAGATGCTAGGAGGGGATACAATGACAAAAATACTCGATTATGAAAAGCTAGACAAAATGAATGCAGAGATAAAAGAAGCGAGTAAAAAAATAAAGGCGCCCGATGTAGAAGACATGCCTTATGAATTACCTGACACCCCAGAAGATTTTGATGATTTAACAGATGAAGAAATTAGATATTTAGCCTTTGGAATTAAACCTGATTAAGCACCTAACCAATTATAAAGGTTGCGGTGCTCTTTTTATACGCATTTTTAAGCTACTGTGCTGCAGTGGCTTTTTTTATGCCCAAACCGTGCTTATGGCGTTAAAAGATGCAAGTGTAGTCCAAACCATGCAATGACATTAAACTTGCAAGAGTAGATTTAAATGAGGTGCGAAATATGAAAGAACAATGGTTAAAGTTAAGCTTACAATTTTTTAATGATGCAGGTACTGAGGAAAATACGGAAACGGATAATACTGTAGAAAATAGTGATTCGACTGAGGAAACGAATGATACGGAACAGTTAACTGAAGCGCAACTTAAGTTAGTGAATGAGCGTGTGAATGAAGAAATGGCACGTCGTACGAAAGAGATGCGTCAACAGATTCAAGATGAATTGACTGAGAAGCAAAAAGAAGCTGATAAATTACGTAAGATGAATGCCGAACAAAAGCATCAATACGAGCTTGAAAAGGCTGAAAAAGAACGTGATGACTATAAGCAACAACTGGAGTCATACAAGATGCGTCAAGAGGCAATGGCGATGTTTAATGAGGCAGGCATGCAAGCCCCTGAATCTTTATTGAATATGGTTGTTCAGGATACAGCAGAAGCAACAAAAGAAGCTGTAGATAGCTTTGTTTCGATGGTCAATCAGGAAGTGCAGCGTCAATTAGAAAGTAAAGCGACACAAAACCACGTTGCAGGGAATCATGTTGAAGCGCCTAAAACAGATGAAGCTTGGAAAACATTTTTAAATTAAGAAAGGTTGATTTGATGATGAAATTTAATTTGAAATTCAATTTACAATTTTTTGCTGATGATTCAGCTAGTGGTGGCGGTACGTCCTCACCTATAGCAGCTACAAAAACGAAAGTGGCACTGGGTGAAACGAAATTAAAGGACAAACACACTGGCATTGTAAAAACTGTGACAGATGCGAAGTCGTATGTGACGCCTGCATTGATTACTGATGATGCAATTTATATGGAAGGTCGTTCGTTTACGGTCATGAAAGGTGATGTGGCTGAATTACGTGACTACGACCGCACACAAGCGAACGATTTAGATAGCCCGAAAATTACTGAAACAACTTACTTTTTAGATCAAGAGAAGTATTGGGGTCGTTTTATTGATGCGCTTGACAAACGTGATACTGAGGGCAATATTGATGTGAACTATGTGGTCGCACGTCAATCTGCTGAAGTGGTCGCGCCGTATTTAGATAATTTACGTTTTAAAAATATTGCTCAGAATGCAAAAGAGCATATTGCGGTTGCTGCAAAAAAAGAATACGATGCGATTTTGGCTGTCACTGAAAAAATGACGGATGATATTGCGCCAACAAATAGAACGTTATTTGTATCGCCTGCGTTCTACACTAAAATTAAGCAGTTAGTTATTGCGTTGCCACAAGGTGATAACAAGCAACAAGTGTTAGGTCAAGGTGTACAAGGGAAAATTGATGGTTTTACTGTTGTCGTTGTACCAACTAAGTTCTTGCAAGGTGTTGAGGCGATTGCGGTTGCAGGTCAAGTGTGTGCGTCACCGCTTCAAGTGAATCAGACAAAAACAAATAGCAATATTCCAGGTCGCTTCGGTGAGTCTATTGAACAATTACTATACACAGGTGCGTTTGTACCGGAAGAGTTACAAAAATTCATCTACACGTTGGGTGGCACAGCAGTAACACCTAAAAAAGATGGGGTTGATGTTCATCAATAATAAAAAGTAGGTGATTAAAGTGAAGACTTTTCTGGATAAAGTCAAAAAGCGCATTGGCATTGAGGATCACTTACAAGATAAGTTGTTGTGTGAAATTATCACAAATGTAGTGGATGAGTTGAAGCTCCGTTTACCAAAAGAACAAGCGTTTATTCCGCAACCCCTGTACTTTATTGTGATTGAGGTTGCGGTGAAGCGTTATAACAAGGTAGGTTCTGAAGGTATGGTGTCGGAAAGTGTTGAAGGGCGTTCAATGTCGTATGAAGAAGATGACTTCAAGCAATATGACAGCTTTATTAATAAGTTTTTTGATGATGGCTGTGGAGAGGTGTTGTTCTTTTGAGATACGATAAGCGTGTTGATTTCACCATTGAAGAAATCGATGGGTACAACCCGGGTACATCCAAATACGATAAAAAGATTGCCAAAAAATGGTCAACAATGCCTTGCAACATTAATCCGTTGTCAACTTCAAAGACTGTTTTAGAGTTTGGCGATGTGACGAAAGGGATTAATGTATTGCGCATTCACCGACCTATTGGTGAGCGTCCGACACATGCATATGTAAATGGTGTTAAGTACACGATAATCAAGAATGGGTTGTCATGGTTTTATGTAGAGGAAGTGGTTAATCGTGAGACTAAGCGGAATAACTGAATTGAAGCGTGTGATGAAGAACATGAGTCGCATTGGAGATGATGTGGCTGAGATAATGGCTGGTCACTCTAGCGACGCTGTGGGTATTGCTGTTGATAACGCGAAGGAAGTCATGAATAAGGGGTATTGGACTGGGAATTTAGCACGTGAGATATCCAGTGAGATGACGACTAAGCTATCGTTTATGTTGATTTCAGGTGCCTATTATTCAGGCTTTTTAGAATATGGTACGCGTTATATGGCGGCTGAACCATTTATGCAACCGACTGTGAAAATAATTAAAAATAAATTAAGAGATGATTTCTCTGAATTATTGAGTGGATAGGTGGAAGGTACGCATGTTATCACCACAGTTACAAATTTATAACTATGTTTTTAAAAAGCTGCAAGGATATGGCGCGTCTGTCATTGGTGTTAAAGATATCAAGCGGACAATACCATATCCTTTTTATATGGTACAACGCAGTCAAAATACGAAATCGCATGAGACGCTTGATATGTACTCAGGTAACATCAGCTTAATGATTCATCTATATAGTTTAGCTGATGATGAGTTGAAGCATGATAAGTACTTGCGTATTGCGGATAAAATCGTGTCGTCACCGTTTAATCTGGATGGGTATCAAGTGGTGACACTCAGTGTGGATTTTAAGACGTTGATTGACAATACGACAAACGCGTGTTTATTGCACAGTGTCTTGACTGTAGAATTTAAAGTTTATTGAGGAGTTGATATATATGGAAATTGTACAAGGTTCCGATATTTTAATTTTAGCGCGTAAGCTTGGAGACAAGAAAAACGCGAATAAAGTCATTTTAGGGAAAGAATATAAAATTAGTTCTGAGGCAGATAGTGATACTGTTGATACTTTTGATGGTTCGTTTGAAACAGGCGGCTCTAAAAAGACGACTGTAGGTATTACGGCGCTGATGAAACGCGGTGATAAGTTTGCAGAAACGATTGAATCGAGCTTAGGTAAGGTTAAATATGAATTGTGGTTAATCGACATTAAAGACTTAGGTACAGGTTCTGACTCTAATAAATTCCGAGCACGTTACTTACAAGGCATCTTTAAAAAATTCGATCAGAAAATTGAAACGGGTAACGCAGTGGAGTACGAGGTTGAATTTAATGAGTCGGGCGGCGGATTGAAATATGGCTATGCGACATTATCCGCTGAGTTGAAAGCAACGTTAGAAAATGCAGGATACAAATTCCACGATACTTTAGCGTCTGACCCTGGCATTGACGAAAAAGCGTCTACGTCAGCTACTGCTACATCTACTGCTGATAGACAATCAACAGCACAAGCGTAAGAATATGGCGGGTTCTCCCGCCTTTTTAAATACAATAATTTATATGAGGTGTTTATATGTTAACAGTTAATTTTAATCAAACAGAATTAGAAATCCACTTTGGCTTAGGTGAACTTACTGAGATTGATAAAGAGTTAGGTTTTGATGTACGTGATGTTAAGCTCGGTGAAGGATTAGAAATGTTAGTCCCTAAGTTACAGACGGGTAACCCGATTGCAATCGCAAAAATCGTGTTAGCGACGACTCGTAAACAAAAGGGCGCACCTAAAAATGAAAGTGACCTAGAAGCACTGCTTGAAAATATCCACAATGAATATGGCACATTTAAAAAATTCGGTGAAGTCGTTATTGAGGAAATGGGAAAGCATGTTTTGACGCAAGACCTCGTGGCGAAAGCAGAGTAACAAGTAATAATAACACCCGTCAATTAAAAATGACATATGATAATATCGTTGTGATTTGTATGGGTGAATTGAATATTAAAAGATTAGATGAGATTCATCGTCTGACTTTGAATGAGTTTTATTATCGTATGCAAGCTCAGGAGGTTATCGCTTTAAAAGAAGAGTATAACTTGTTGAAGCTTGCTTTTTTTATAAGAGATGCAGCAGCGACTGAGAATCGTGGGACTGACAGGAACCCGAAAGAATATTATAAATACGCTTCGATTCATGACATTATGGATTATCAAGATAATTTCCATCGTATTTTTGAAGGTAAATCGCGTGTGTATAAAATAGGCCATACGCGTTCTGAGTCGACTGCAAACGATCGTAAGCTCGCTGCACTGTTAGCAGAATTTAATAATAGAGAGTAGGTGAGGGATATGGCAGAAAACACAGATGAGTTTAAAATTAAGGCGATATTTGAGGCGGTCGTTAGCAAATTCGAAAAGCAAATTGATAGTGCGCTCAAAAAAGTAGAAGAGTTCGAGAGATTAACTGGCAATATGTCATCTGTAAAACTCGATGCTGATAATATTGAGGTGCTTGAAAAAGTTGATGAAGCAAAAGCGAAAGTTGAAAAGTTCGATAATACGAATGCAGACGCTAAACTTGATGTCGATGATAAAGTCGCTGATACCAAGATTGAACGTGCGAAACGTAATTTAAATATTCTCAATAACAAAAGAGTAAAGCCCATTATCGATACGGCGGACAAGTTAATAACTACTAAAATAGAACGTGTGAAACGTGCTTTACAATTTTTGAACAATAAAACAGTCAAGCCTGTCGTGGATATGTGTGATAAGTTAATGTTTAGTAAATTAAGGAGAGTTAAAGCTGAACTTCAACGTATTAAACATGAAAAAGTCAACATATCATTGAACTTTAAAGATACGGTTGCAGCTGCAAAAATTCGTGCTTTTAAACTCCGATTAAAAAGTATTCCTAATCGTGTCAAGTCAAAGATTATGGTTGATATTGATAATAAAAAATCAAATATCTTTGCGTTAGCATTAAGCAAAATAAATGATAGATCAGACGCTTTTAGTCAACGTATGGATGCACTCGCTAAATCAATTCGAACTTTTGGGACGGTTGGGCAGTATGTCCTTCGTGGGATAATGATTTCTTCTTTTTCGGCACTTATTCCTGTTATCGCAAGTGCGATACCGGTCGTTATGGCAGTAGGTAATGCGCTCGGTGTTGTTGCTGGTGGTGCTTTAGGTTTAGCAGGTGCTTTTGGTGTTGCAGGCGCGGGTCTTCTAGGTTTTGGTCTGATGGCTAAAACAGCCACAAAAATGCTTGAAAAAGGGACGCTTGCAGCAAGTGAAGCATCTCTTCAATATCAAGCAAGCTTAAAAGAATTGAAAAGCACGTGGCAAGGGATTATAAAGCAAAATGCAGGACACATTTTTTATGCGATGGAGGGTGCGGTAGACTCTCTATCAGAAGTGTTAGGAGCACTTACTCCCTTTTTAAGTGAAGTTGCGAACCTTGTTGCTTTAAATACGGCTAATCTTTATTCATGGGTGTCATCCTCAAAAACTGCGAAAAAAGCGTTTGAAGCTATGAATAAAACAGGAGTTAAAATCTTTTCGAATTTATTGAGCGCGGTTGGTCGTTTTGGCGACGGATTAGTTAACATATTCACGCAATTTATGCCACTCTTTCAATGGGCATCTGAAGGATTCAATAATATGGGAAAATCATTTCAAAAATGGGCGAATAAGGTGTCTACTGAAAAAGGTATTCAAAGATTTATTGCGTACACCGAAAAGAATTTGCCCGTTATCGGCAAAATATTTGGTGATACATTTTTAGCTATTATCAATCTATTTAGGGCGTTTAGCGGTAATTCACAAGATTTATTTAAAACATTATCTGAAATGACAGGGCGCTTTAAAGCTTGGAGTGAAAGTGTTGGAAAGTCTAAAGCGTTTAATGATTTTCTGAATTACGTTAAAACGAATGGACCAGTTGTTGCCTCATTAATCGGTAAAGTGATTGATACTTTACTGAAATTTGTGGAAGCGATGGCACCAATGGGGGCAAAAGTATTAGGTGTGATTAGTTCTGTTGCTGCATTTATTGCAGAATTATTTGATGCACATCCAATCATCGCACAAATTATCGGTGCAATCATTAGTTTTAGTGGTGTCATCATGTCGTTGTATCCTTTGCTTGAAGGGGTTGCATTAGCGATTGGGGTTGTTATCGAAGCGGTAACATTATTAGCTAGCCCTATCGGATTAGTCATTGTCGCGATTGCCGGTTTAGTTGCTGCGTTTGTGTATTTGTGGAAAACAAATGAAGATTTTAGAAACAAAGTCATGGAAATTTGGAATGCGATTGTGTCGCTTGTCACTGATGCAATTAATGCGGTTGTCGAATTTGTAATGAATATTTTTGGCACACTGGTTTCCTGGTGGAATGAAAACCATGATTTGATTTTACAAACAGCAAAGACGATTTGGGAATACATCGGTGATACAGTGATGACTGCCATTGATGTGATTGTGTCTGTACTATCATCTGGGTTTGATATTGTTGTGAGTGTTGTAGAAGCTGTTTGGTCAGTAGTTAGTACAATTATTTCGACTGCAATTGATTTAGTGCTAGATATTATCACTTTAGCAATGCAAATTATCACAGGTGACTGGTCTGGGGCGTGGGAGACGATTAAATCGATTGGCTACACGTTTATTATGGGCATTGTTGATATTATTTCGAGCATTTTTTCAGGTTTAATCAGTATTTTAGGTAGCATATTAAATTTGATAGTGAGTGTGGTCGTTGGAGCGTTTAAGTATATATGGTCATTTATTTCAATGATCATTAGTATTTTACTCTCGATTTGGAGCGTCGGGTGGAATGCATTAAAAACTGTGGTTTTGATTGTGTGGGATTGGATTAAAAGTTTTATTATCGCAGCGTCAGGAATTGTACTCAATATTTTATCTGCTATTTTAAATGTAATTATTTATGTTTGGAACGCTGCTTGGAATGCGATAAAAATTGTTTTAGTGTTTGTTTGGAATATTATCTATACTATTATTTCTACTGCGATTAAAGTTGTTTTGACAATTATATTAGTTGTAATTGGTATTATTGTGACAGTTTGGACGGCTTTTTGGAATATGATTGTGAATGTGCTTCAATTTATCTGGAGTATTATAGGTAACACAGTGATGACCGCGATTAATTTTGTGCTTAATATTATCATGACTGTTATCAATATCATTATGACAATCTGGACAACAATTTGGAATATGATCGTTTCAGTTTTAAGTATTGTCTGGGATTTGATTTCAACTGTTATTTCAACAGCAATCAATTATATATTAAGCGTTATTATGGCTGTTTTGGATGTATTATTAAGCATCTGGAGTGCTGTATGGAATACGATACTTACGGTTGGAGCGACAATTTGGGGCGTGATTTCCTCAACAGTGACGAGCTTAATGAATGCGATGATGAATATTTTACAAGGTATCTGGAATGCTATCGTTTCCGCGGTAAAAACCGCTTGGGAATTTGTACGTACGATGATTATCGATAAAATACGTGCTGCTTGGCAATTCGTCATTTCCACAGTAAGGGCGATTTTCATCTTTGTTTCTAGCACGTTTAGCAATATCGTGAGTAGTGTGCGTCAACGTATGAGCGACTTTTTTAACACAATCAAAGAAAAAGTTGAAAGTGCTTATAATGCGGTAAAAGATTTTGTTTCGCACTTTAAACAGGTAGGGTCAGATTTTATTAATGGCCTTATCGATGGTGTGAAGGATGCTGCAGGTAATTTACTGAAAGCAGTGAGTAATATTGCTGGTGACGCTGTGGATACAGTGAAACGTATACTTCATATCAAATCACCTTCCCGTGTGATGAGAGAAATCGGGGTCTATACGATGCAAGGTATGGAAATCGGTATTCGTGAACGTGGCCGACATGTGATTAGTCAAATCGCTGATGTTGCTGAGGGTGTGATTAATGCATTCGAACCTGTGCTGAATACACCAGATTTTGGCGATGTCACTGGACTCAGTCAATTAGATTCAAAATTTGTCACTGATGTTGCGCATCATCATACATTTGAAGAAAAGACGTCGACGAAGATGGTACGCGTCGAGATGGATATTAAAAATGATGCACTTGCTGCAATCGTCAATGGTATTAATGCGGATAACGACGCGACTTTTGAGTTTTAAGGAGGTGGTTTTGTGGATGTTCAAATTACTAAGCTCGATGGGACGTCCTATTTTTTAAGTGATTATGACATTCATGTGTTAGATTTTGTTGTAGAAAGTATGGAGTATGAAGATAAATATGCAAAAATTGACGGGTTACATGGGCGATACCTTGTTGATTCTGTGTTTGTTAAGCGTAAGATTGCTATTCCGTGTCTTTTTGTGACAGATAATAACTCAGATTATGTCAAACAAAGGACGCTACTTTATAGTATTGTTCAGGACACTGAGCCTTTTTATATTCGAGAGTTGCGTAAGCGTGATAAAAATCAATACCATTTTCATGATACGGTAGCGGCTGACCGTGCTGATTCAATGGATGACGCTGAACATTTTGAGCAGTTTGTTGATGGTAAGCGTTATTTGGTAAAGTTGAGTAATGTGTTAAAGCCGACGCAGACAAAATTTTCGGGGCGTGTTGAATTGGAATTTGAAACGGTTAAATTGCCGTTTGCTGAATCGATTGGGACGAGTAATGATTTAGAAAAGCGTGAGCATAATGGTATGTGGTCTGAAGATATGAAGATTAATTTTGATGACTTGTCATATACTCAATATACTTTTGAACACGTGAATGCAGGTGATATTTATTATCACGGTAATGTTGCTTTAGACCAATTCAATATGTATGCTTTTGTGACGATTGTTGTTGGTGAACGGACCGATTATTTTAAATGGTCATTAAATGATGGTGCGGTCATGTATATTCGGGGTATTACGTTAAATTCTGGTGATATTATTACCTACGACGGTGTACGTGTATATTGTAATGGTGAATCGGTGTTAAATTATGCGGGGATAGAGATTCCTCGTTTCAAACCTGGTTTCAATCACTTTAAATTTAATCAGCTTGTTGCGTATGTCAATTTTGATATGCGCTTTTATTTTAAGTAAGAGGAGGAGTTGTATTGTTTAAAATTGTTAGTCCACAAGGTGACGCTTACTTATTAGCTGTAGAAACTGAAACGACGCATAAATTAAACGGTGATATGACGCTTTCTTTTGAAGTGGTTGAAACAGATGATAATCGTGATTTTGTGAATCGCATTGCTAAGTTTTGGACTGTTCAAAACGTTGGTGGTGAAGCGGACTTGATGGAATTTGTCATTAAAATTGCCCGACGTCATGCCGTTGGAAAAAAACAAACTTTGAATTGTATTGCGGTGGCGAAACATATTAGTGACTTGAAGCGAAAACGTGTGTATGACAATTTGTCTGGGAGTTTTACTGCTGACCGTTTTTTTAATACGATTTTTCGTGATACGGGATACAGTGTCAAGATTGTCGATAAATTGTATGCGAGCCGTTTTGAAAATGCGGGTGATGGTGATACAGTTTTGAATTTGTTACAGGACGGGTTAAAGCATTATCGTGCTGAGTTTGAATATACCCCACATGATCGCACGTTTGTAATTACGAAATCAGTGAGGCACCAACAACCGTATTATTTAAAAGATTTTGTGAATGCAATGAACTTTCAAATTGAAGAGGATGCGACGGAATTTTATACGTACGCAAAAGGTTTCGGCAATTTTAAGGACAATACAAAGTTTCAAAAAGCAGCACTGAAGCTTGAGTATCGTCATCCGCTTGCTGCGATTATAGGCGATTATGAAGCACCACCAGTTAAAGATGGACGTATTAAAAAGAGAGACACTTTATATCATCGAGTGAAATCATTAGTAGACGATTCGTTGAAAATGTCGATTTCACTTGATTTTTTAATGCTTCAAGATGATTTTCCAGAAGCGGTGCCACGTGTTGGTGACTATATTCCGGTTGGCTCACAAGTGTTGAATTTGTATGAGCATGTGCGCATTGTCGAGGTTAAGACGAAGCGTAATGCAAAAGGTAAAGTGATAAGTCAGCCTGTTATTTTAGGTGATTATAAAAAACATGATAGGTACACGCAATCTGTAAGTAACGCTACATCCTATGTGAGCCGTATTGAAAAAGGGATTGGTAAAGATGCGGATAAGTTAAACAATGCGATTCGTGTATCGAATTCTATATTTAGTTTTGTACAGCAGCTGAATGCGAATGATAAGGGCTTGAGCGCGATTGATGGTTTGAATGTTACGGCGTTTAAGGCTAAAAAAGGTATTGTGTATAGTAGCGATGGCGGTAAGACTTTTATTGATTTATTTAAAGGTTCAGGTATCAATACAGCGGCGATACCGGTAGTAACCGACCAACAAAATGGCTTGATGTCAAAAGAAGATAAGCAAAAACTCGACGCTATGTCACAAGATGGCACTGTTAATACAGAGGCTACAAGTGGTTTAGGGTCGATTTTTTATAAATTTGTGAATGTAGGTGAGTAGTTATGACGATTACAAAAGCGAGGACTCTAACGTATAACGGCGAAGAGGTCTATGCAAGGACACATAAAGATGTGGTCGATGGTCTTGTGAATGCGACGGCTTCGGCTGACGGCTTGATGAGTGCAGCGGATAAGCGGAAACTTGACGAATTGAATCAGCAAGGTGGTACACAAAACTTAAGTGTGGCAACGAGTACAACGAATGGTCTCATGAGTGCAGCAGATAAGCAAAAACTCGACCGATTGAATACTGATTCTGTTGATTACAGAGCGGTGAGCGGTAGCGGTAATAATAGTGCAATAAATGCAAATGCTTCTCAAGTTTTGCACCAAAATTTAAATATTTGGCCGAATGCGACACAACGTGTGACGTTAAATAAACCCATCAATCATTGTAAGACGGGGATTGTGTTGGTTTGGCGTTTAGATACGTCAGATAATCTATATCACTATCAACATATTCCTAAGTATCATGTCGCGACACATAGTGCTGCACGTATTGCTGAAGCGATTCCGACGACGGCAAATGAGATTTGTATTAAGCAAGTGATTGTATCCAATACGACGTTGGTCGGTGTGAATGAGAATAGTACAGGTAGTTATAAAACAACTAAAGTCCGTTTGCACGAGATTTTAGAATACTGAGGTGATAAAGATGATTAAAACTGAATTACCGACAGTTTTAAATGCTGAGTATAGAAAAACGTTAGAATCGAATTTCAAAGAGATTAAAAAATTTATGGAAGATAAAGGGGTAAAAGTTGATGTGAGTCAGACGTTATCGCAATTTTACGATCAGCTACAAAAAGAGATACGTGCGATTGTGCTGCCGGAGGAAAGTCCACAAGCTGTTGCGTTTGAATTAGATGAGAGTAAGACGGATTTGCATAATGTGAAGCATGACAGTTTTGCGCAAAGGCTTGAAGCGGATTTTAGGCATTTGAAAGAAGAGGTCAAAACGCCTGGTTATGTCGTAACGAGAAACGGGACTGTGATGCCGGATTATCGCGAGCACTCGAATATTAAAAGGGTTCATTCGATTGTGTGTATTGGTGATTCTGTGGCGAAAGGTCTACATGCAAGTAAAAATTATGGGCAGTATTTAGCTGAATTTGCGGATGCGAGTTTAACTAATCTTGCGGTGAGTGGTGCCACGTTTTCGACGGCAAGTGACAATAATATTGTGAAACAAGCGGATAAAGTGCGTAATGCCGATTTAGTGATTGTGCAAGGTACAGATGATGATTGGTTACGAAATGGCGGTATTTTAATTGGGACTGATTCAAAGGATGCACGAACGTTTTACGGCGCGTTTTGTACGATTATTAGTAAAATTCGACGGAATAATCCACATGCGAAAATTATCGTGATGACAGCAACACGTCAATTACCTGTTAACGGAACTACAATCAGACGCAAAGACACGGATACGAATAGTTTGAATCTGAAATTAGAGGATTATGTGAATAAACAAGTGTTGGCGTGTACAGAACTGGGCTTACCTGTATTTGACGCTTATCATACGTCTTTAATTGATCCGTATAATCCGGCATATCGCAATAAAAATATGCCGGACGGACTTCATCCGAATGAGTTTGCGCATGAGGTAATCGCGCATGAATTATTAAAAATTTATGACTGGTATTACGGTTAAGAAAGGTGTGTTAATAAAATGGCAAATCAAGATTTAATGTTTGATATTACGAAGCAAGGTGTCGAACAAGAAAAACAACAATATATCATTAGCCGTGTGGGCGATGGTGGATTAAAAGCGGTTACTGTGAAAGTGTTGTCGAATGGCACGCCGTATAATTTAATGGGATTGACGCCAGTATTTGAAGGTGTAAAGTCTGATGACACACGTATTATTGACACACAAGGTGCAACAGTACTCGACGCAGTCAATGGTGTATTTCGTTATATTTTCCCTCGACAAGCAAGTACGGCAGAGGGTGAATATCAACAAGCGTTTTTTAAATTGAAACGCGGTGAACAAACAGACTCGACGATGGAGATTCGTGTGAATGTGCTGAAAAATAAGGTGGAATTTGGGATTAATTCAGAAAGCTACTTTACGGAGTATCAGCAAATGATTGAGAACTTAAAAGCAGAAATGACAAAAGCGCTTAAAGCGCTAGAAACGACTGCAGATGCGACAAAGATTAAAGTTAAAGGGAATGAGTCGTTAGCAGACACGTTACGTACACAATTAAAAGGTTTGGAACGTTCGATTAATGGTCAGCATCTTGTGACTCAAGACACATTGCGTGAACAAATCGAGGGCGTTACGGGTTCGATTCGTTCATTGACTGAAAGCTTAGCGACTGCACGTCAAGAGTTACAAACGAATATTGACCATTTAGGGCGCAACTCTGTAAGCACAATCGTATCGAATACACCAATTGCGGATATTGCTGATATTACGGAGACGGGTTATTATTTTTACGATAAAAATGTAACTCAGAATTTACCGACCTTGAATAGTAACAATGCAAATGGTTATATTCATGCGGTGATGCGTGATAGACAAAATGGCATGATTGAATTGTTAGGTACGGGATACATGCGCGAACGATATAGAGGCCAGTTATACGGGCGTTGGGTGACAACACTTCCGGTCTTGTTATGGAGCGGTACAGGTAAATCAGGTAATACACTTCAGCTAAATGGTAGTGCACGTCAGTTTAAGTATCTAGTGTTTGATTTATCGTTCCATACCAATCATTATGCGACTGTTAAAATCCGCATTCCAGAGGGCACTGCGAATTTCTATTTAGACGCTTTCGGTGCTAAAACGAATTCAAATGTCGCGAATTCGACGTTGGAAGAAATTGAACTAGCATTAAAAGATGATACGCATCTACAAATTAAAAGTGCGATGTCGAGTTCAAACGGTGCGGCGCAAACTGCTTCAAATGAGATGACGATTTATAAAGTATACGGTGTTGAATAAAAGGGTGGTTCGTCCATCCTTTTTTATTTGGTTTAAGGGGTGATTGTTTGAAAGTTTTAGTGAATACGTTAACAGCAATTGATGGCACTTGTATTAAACAAGGTGACCTATCTGTGTTGCGTTTCAAATTAGGTGATTTTAATGATGATGAATTGATGCTAGACCCTGTTGCGACGGTGTATTTAAGTCATGAGAATGAGGTGTATCGATTTGAAGGCACAGTGCATAAAGATGTGGTGACTTTTAATATTGATAAGGTGTTGCCTGCTGCGATTTATACTTTAGAGATTGAGTGTAATCATTATATTTTTCCTAGCGATAAAAATACGAGAATTGAGATTGTTGAAAGTCAACTAGGTAAAGCGATGAGCATGGTTAAAAGCGATCATTTGTATGATGAAATTATTAAGTACGGTGTTGAAAATAAGTTATTTAGAGGGTTATTGGAAGAAGAGCGTGCGTTTATGTCTGAATCATTAAGTGTGTCAAAATCCATAAGCACTTCTATTTCAACATGGCTGAGTCAATCTACATCAACGAGCACATCTATGAGTGTGTCAGAAAGTTTATCAACGTCTGAATCGTTAAGTTTGAGTGTGTCGACATCTTTAAGTGCGTCAGAATCGATTTCAGAAAGTACATCGATTTCACAATCGGAAAGCATCAGTTACGCCATGTCTGTATCCGAAAGCGTGTCAGCCTCAATCAGTACCTCATTGAGTGTTTCGACAAGTACTTCAGAGTCTTTAAGTTTGTCAACGCGCACATCGATTTCAGAGTCGTTAAGCGTGTCAGAATCTGAATCATTAAGTGTGTCAGAAAGTGTCTCATTATCGTTGAGTACATCAGAATCACTGTCAATTAGTGCGTCGATTTCAGAAAGCTTGTCGACGTCAGAAAGTCAATCGCTTTCAACAAGTGCGTCGACTTCAGTGAGTGAATCTGAGTCGGCTTCGATTTCAACAAGTTTATCTATATCAGAAAGTGCATCATTATCTGAGAGTACAGCGTTATCGACGAGTTTATCTGTTTCACAAAGCCAATCGGAATCGTTAAGTGTTTCTGTTTCAATGAGTCAATCGGTTTCAGAGTCATTGAGTGTGTCGGCATCGTTATCGCAAAGTGAATCGGAATCCATTTCGATGAGTGTCTCAATATCTGAATCAATATCACAATCGGTTTCAACAAGTGAATCGCTAGCACATACGCCTTCTGATTATATGGTTGAGGCTACGGATAATGGAGACGGTACATCTACTGTGACAGTAGTACCGAAGCGGATATTTAGAGATCCTAACGGGCTTCTGGGGATGGCGGTGAATAATAACGCGTTTGATTTTGAAGGTAAAAATATTAAAAAGGTTGAATTTGATGGGGCAGTGTTAACGCATCCTGAAAGCGTTGAAAATACTATTTATTGGGCAGGTGTTAATAATGATTCGACAGATGAGGTTAAATCATTTATTAATCATTTAGTATCTACTAGTCCGTCGCAGGCAGATCAGAAGAATTTAGAAGCGAACCTATTAATATAACTTATAGAAATTAGGAGTGATTGTATGTTTACAGTAAGTTTTACAGAAACTGAAGTTTTTAAGACATTTTTTTATGCAGGTGAAATGAAACTATTATATTTTTTAATGCTTCTGATGGTTCTTGATGTTATTACAGGTTTGGCCAAAGCGATAAAAAGTAAAACATTATGGAGCAGAAAATCCATGTTCGGCTATGCGCGTAAGATGTTGGTTTTCTGTATTGTCATTTTGGCCAACATGATAGACCAAATTTTAAATGCAAATGGTGGAATTGTGATGATGACGTTATTTTTCTATATCACTAATGAGGGGTTATCGATTGTAGAAAATTGTGCAGAAATGGGCGTGTTGATTCCTAAGCAAATTGCTGAAAAGCTGGCTGTGATTGGGAATGATGAACATAAATCAATTATTCATGAGTTGAAAGAAGAAATGTCTACTCGTAATAAAAGTAAGGGGGGAAATAAAAATGGTTAAAGAGAAAATTGGTACATGGAACGGTGTACCAGTATATACGGATTTTTTACCGATTGGAACACGTCGTACTGGTCAAAGGCTAGTGAGTGGCAATCCAAAATTTGCGGTATTCCATGATACTGGAAATCGAGATAGTACTGCACAGAATAATGTCGATTATTATCGCAATACGTATAATATCGATTGGGCTTACACTGCCTCAGCACACGTGTTTGTGGATGATAAAGAGTGTATCATCTGTATCCCAGTGACTGAGAAAGCATGGCACGTATTGTATGATACGCCTATTGATAACGACTGGTACGGCGATGATGCAAATGACATTGCATTTGGATTAGAGGCTTGTTATTTTTCTGATGAAGATAGAACGCTTAAGTCATTAGACAATGCGTGTCGTATTATGGGGGCGTTGTGTAATTCGTGGGATATTAACCCGCGCAATGAAATGCCTGGTCACCAAGATATTCAGTTCGATAAGCAAGATCCAGGAAACATTTTGGAAGCGGCGGGTTATGGCAGGCACGACATGCATATCATTGATGACTTGGTCGTGAAATATATGAAAGGTGATTCCCCAGCACCGAAAGTGGCCAAAACGGTAAGCAAGCCGAAGCAAGGGAAACCACCTAAAACAGTGTGGGCGTGGCATGGTATTTTTACCGCTTCAGACGATAACGACGATGCGATTGTTGTACGTCGTGCATTTGGAATGGATGCCGAAGAAGTTGATAGCGGGTCGTGGATTTACCCAGGCGAATATGTGGAGTTTGACCAAGTGATTAAAGATGTTAAAAATAGCATGTGGTGGATTCGTTTCAAGTATCAAGCTGATGGAGCTAATAAGAAAGATAATTTTTATATGCCGATTGGTAAGATTACTGACAAGGACGGAAAATTGCTGAAAGAAAAAGCATTGTGGGGCAAGTTAGAAGTTAAATAACAATAAAGTCAGGCTAGCCGAAATGGTTAGCCTATTATTTTTTGGTATAATGTAGTTAAATATATAAAGGGGGAGGGTAATTTATATGGACAAATCTAATTATGTGGTTGATATTAAACAAGAGCAAAAAGAAGATGGAAATTATGAGGTGGTTTTTGTTTTACAAAACGGCGCCCAAACAGAACCGTTAAAATTAGGGAAACCTGTAGATTTAGATGAATTTATACCTAAGAATTCATAAAAACAATTTTAATATATTTATACGGGGCTGACCCATTAGTCCCTTTTGAACCAAAAAATCGAAGGCACCCGTGAAAGATGTCTTCGATTTTTGTTTTTTTTGGATGAAATATAGAGGATTTTCCCCCTATATTTGGTTTTGTATGATTGTTTTTCCCTCATATTTCCTTACTCTAGTTACTAATTTCCTAAAATTGTGCGCAAGAAATACAAGTCCCATTTCCTTAAAAATTTTTTCAGCTCCTCGGACATGGAATCTTTTAAATTTCATATTTTGTTTAATGTTTCCAAAAACTGTTTCGACATCTATCTTTCGCTGCGCATAGTATGAGGCTGTTTCTTTGCTTTCTATCTTTTCATTCGCTTTTATTTTTATATATTCCCAGGTTGGATTAATATTCAAACGTCGATTTTTTCCTTCTTTTGCTTTGGTACATTTCTCTCTCAATGGACATCCTGTACAATCTTCACATTCATAAACAAACTGCACAATGGCATGAGCAAAATCATTTTCTTCTAATTTAATTTCAAGATCTATAGGCAAACAAAGTTGGTTTATGGTATAATTTTGATACATGATAAAGCACCTCTCTCAAATGGATTAATCACCTATATTATAGCAGAGTGTGCTTTATTTTTGTATTCACTTTCAAAAGATAAATAGAGGTCTTTCCACTACTATCTAAATGGAAAGACCTCTATTTTTCATATAGGAGCTACTTTTGGGTCAGCCCTTATTTTTGTGTATTTGATTTTATTGTGTAATTTTACCGTTTTCTATATCTTCGATTGTTTTTACGATTGTTTGAAGATTTTTTATCAAATCATTTATTTTTAATGTTCTTATTAAACTGCCAGACTTCGAATTAAAATCATTGATAGAAATATATGTAATATCTTCATTAGAAGTGTATGTTAAATGTGATTTGATATTAGAAATTTGACGATTGTAATACATAATAGGAGTAGCGAATGTTAAAGTATTAGGGTTCCCTGGAGGAGTATATAATGTATTATTAGGGACTTCGCTATGAAATATATCCTTTTTCGCAATGAATTTCACATCTTCAGTAAAATCTTTATCAAAATTATGGAAAAGTAAATCGATTATATAATTAGAATTATTTAAAATGGTTGATGTTTCTTTTAAAAGTATATGTAAACTTAATAACGTTTTAACTTCTGATGATTTACTATCGATATTATTTTTAATGATATTTTCAACATTATTTATTAAATCATTTATCGATTTTTCGACTCTAGTATTGTTAATGCTTATAATATAATACGGTAAAATCCAAACGTTATTCCGTTCTTCTTCAGTTTTATAACCTTGGGATTCTAAACTGCGTAATAAAGAATTTAAATTCGACTTAATATAATCTCTGTTTATATACATTTGATGCAAATATAATTGGCGGGTGTTTTTAAATATAGTTTTTTTACTTTGATTAAACTTATAAAGTTGGATACCTGTAAAAATTAAAGATAAAACTGCTACTATTGTTGTGATTAGAGTTAATAAAAACACGTTAAAACCTCCCTTTATTTATTGAAATAAGTATAACAAAGAATTTTAAAAAACAAATAAAAAAAGTTAGCGAAAATAGTAGACGAACGTATACGCATTTGTTATAATATATATAGGAGGTGAGGGAAATGAGGCGAAAACAACGAATAAAAAAAGAACACCGAGAAGATGTTGAGTACAAATTAAAGATTGCAACTTTTATCGTGTTACTCTTAACATTCATCTACAAGGTGTTCTAAGGTAAGACCCCGAATGGGGCTCCTTACCTCTCATTATATAAAGGAGTGGTTAAAATGAAAAGAGAAACGAAACAAAAAATTTCATTCGCTTTGACAATTGGCATTCTAATACTAGCAATTTTATTATTCATTATATAGGGGATTTCGCCTCATTTCATAATTATGGATAGTTTCCGAAAAGTTTACGAAAGCATTCAATATCTAATTAAAAATGAATCAATCACAAGTTACAAAATCGAAAAAGAAACTGGAGTAAGCAGAGCGAAGATTGGAAGATTAAGAAACGGCAAAAATAAAATCGACGATCTAACACTAGACACTGCTGAAAAATTATACAATTACCAAAAGGGGTTGGAAGTAATGGAAAAATTAAAAAATAAGGTAGTAGAATTAGAAAATGAAAATAATATTACATTAATTGATAGTCTCGGTCAGTATTTTACTGACATCGAAAACGACAATAACGGTCGTTTCAACGTTGAATATGTTTTGTTGAATAAAGTTGAGCATGACAATGGCAAGATGTATTATGAAGTTCAAATCAATAGAACTGAAGAAGTGCCATTCGACGATATGGTTACAAAAGATAACGTGAATGAATTAGAAGATAACTGGTTGCAAACCGACCAAAATGGAGAAAATTATATAGAAAGCATCTTCTTCGAAAATGAACAAGATGCTGAAATTTATATTACGTTAGTATTAAAAGGTAATAAAAGTTTTGCTGGCATCGCAAAAGATATTGGCGTAATCGAATAATAAAACACCCCGCCTGCAATAGGTGGGGTAGTTAAAAGTTTTAAGGACTCGGGTCCCTAATGGGTCCCTAAAAATTCGTTTTATATGGTGTGTTATTGACTAGCAAAACAAAAAGAACCCCGCCGTTATGGGATTCTTAATTTTAAAAAGTGTGTTATTGAATGGTATGAACCCCCTCGAGAGGAATCGAACCTCTATTGTAAGAACCGGAATCTTATGTGTTATCCATTACACTACGAGGGGTTAATTGCTTAAGTCTATTCACCATTGTACCTTTCGGGCATGCGAGGGTCAACTCCTAGCAAAAATTTGTCTATGAGTGCGTTGTTTTTGACCATTTTTGACTTTTGGGTTAGAATAGAAACAAATTAATAAATTTAGGAGGAATCATCAAATGAATTTAATTCCTACAGTTATTGAAACGACAAACCGCGGTGAGCGTGCATACGATATTTACTCACGTTTATTGAAAGACCGTATCATCATGTTAGGTTCAGCGATTGATGATAATGTAGCAAACTCAATCGTATCACAATTATTATTCTTACAAGCACAAGACGCGGAGAAAGATATTTATTTATATATTAATTCACCTGGTGGTAGTGTAACAGCTGGTTTCGCGATTTACGATACAATTCAACATATTAAACCAGATGTACAAACAATTTGTATCGGTATGGCAGCATCTATGGCTCATTCTTATTAG